TATATAAGCTAATACTATTTATCAATTTTTGATTTTTTTCATCCGACGAATTTATTAGAAAAATCAGTAATCACATATGATTCGCCGATGTCAATATTACACGAATAAGGTATTACAGCATATCCTTGGTAACCCCATTTAGGTCCAGTTGAATTTGCAATAATCCACGATCCGCCATATAAGGTATCGTCGTATCCTATAATGGTAACTGCATGTCCAATGGATTCAGGATTGTCAGTGTTATTTATCGGTTTATATTGATGATTGCAGAATTCACCACTTAAATTCCAAAATAATTTGCCTGTTCGTAATCCGACTATTATAGGAATGTTCTTAGTTAAATATTCTTTAAATTCATCCGGTAACACCCATTTATATGTTAGTAATCTGTAATGAGCTGCTTCAGTAAATGCTGGTGGATGTGGAACTGTCTCTACTCTCGATACTGCAAATGGCCAATGTCTTTCCGGAGGAACACCATATTGCATTAACGCTTCCAGTGTTGTCTTTAATTCTGCACCTTTTTTACCTAAGCGACCCTGTAATTTTCTAGTCATATAATATAAGAATAGTCTAGAAAAATTTAGTGTAATCCCTTTTGTCGACATCATTATCTCAACAGCAAGTAATGTAGCACTGGCAGTACAACAATCCACACCCATCTGAGGTTGTATATAATTAATGTATGGTCTTAGAGACATGGATGGATTCATATGAATTATTTATCGATAAAAAGAAACCAGCCGAAGCTGGTTTCTGTTAAGTTATTATAAACTTATAGTGATAAATTTGATCCAGTGTTTTTAATACGGATCGGGATGTAAATAAATTCAATTGCCTTAACTGGCTGAATCGCAATATCAATCCACAACTCGTTCCTATCAATACGTGCTGGTGTATTATTACTTAAATCACATACAACTAAGAAATCATACAAGCCACGCAATGTAATAAGTTCCGATAAGAAACGGTTGAATGCGTCAGATACTGATTTACGTGTAGTTGTATCATTTGGCTCAAACAAGAATGGCTGAGCAAGTAAATTTAACTGGTAACGTAAATAGTTCTCTAAACGAACAACATTAATGCGATCTGTTGCACTTGCGTATGGCTGACGTGTTTTTTGACCAAAGATAACAATACCGCCTTGTGGCATAACACGAATTGGATTAATACCATTCTGATAAAGTATATCGCGCTGGCCTTCATTCAACTTAACTGTAACAAATTGTCCATCGGCATTAACATAACCAACTGCTGCTGCATTATTGACTACACCGCGCTGTAAACCAGCTGGTGCAAACCACGGATATGCAACTTGATCATTATAAGCAATTGTGCGTAATGCCATATGTGACGGTGGAACAACAACATCTGTTCCGTCGACATTAGTAGCTAAACCACTTGGATACCATGCAGCAAAGTATTTACTTGCAGAAACAAGTCCATCTGCACCATTACCGAATGGTAGAGATGCACCAGTTGCCCAATTTTGCAAAGATGTGCCGGATGCATTTAATGTAAACGGTGTATCGCCTACAACAAAAGCAGTCTGTTTACGATCTTCGTTCAATACAAGCATCTCGTCAATTGCTTCAACAAATCCTGGAGCAGCAATAAGGTTAAAATACAAATCTTCTGCACGAATTTCTTCGTCGGAGATAATTGCTGACTGGATTGCTCTTACGATAACGATTTGCTGTGCGCCAGCGCCCATGTATGGAACACCGGCTGCGTTATTACCTGAAGAATTAACCCAACGTCCTGTCGAACCATTATTTGTATTATCTGGAGAAGCTGTTACGCCATCAAATACATACGGAGACTGCCATTCTTTGACATTGTCAGTAGAATAACGTGTATTCCAAAGTATAAATCCTTTAGGATATAATGCAGCTTGTGGAGCATCTGCGTCTAAATCTGGATAGTTGCCACCACCGTTATTATCGCCTGTACCTACTATACCGCCCAACTTATATAGTGGATTAGAACGAGCATCATTAAATAAAATACCATTCGGTGTTGTTTGATCAGTGTTATTAACTAATGTCCAACCGGTACCATTATAACGATAAATCACTGGATATGGTGCAGCATCTGTCTGAATCCATATGTCACCGTATGCCAATACTGGAAGCGGAATATCGCTGCGTGGATCAGCTGGCTGAGCATATAATGTAGGATTACCTACTGCGCCAGGAAGTGTAAATCCAGCTAAGTTACAATTTTCCCAGTGGTCCAAACCATCCGAGATAAGGATATCAACAACTGACTTACCGTCACTATCCAATCCTAATAATGCATTAAACCAAAGTTGTCCGTTCGCTGGACCATTTGTTGGTACGGATTTAGAACCAACAATAACTGCTAATGGAGCCCACGGACCTGTTGCACCGGAAGCTATTCTAAATTCTAATTCATTAGTAAGTGTAGAACCTGTACCAATAACTGGCTCGATATAAATCTGGCCGTTAGAACCAAAAGCGTTTGTGCTATAATATGTATTCGCTGCTGTATCATCTGTAAGAATTGGTGCTTCAACTTGCAAGAACGCAGAAACTGTAGAATCCATTTTACGCAATACAAGATTTGCACCTTGTGCTGCCGATGATGTCTTAACCCAGAACGTCTGAGTAGTTAATACGTTTGTAAGATCAGGCCAAATTGACTGAATTAATGTTTGTGTTGTAGGAGTTGTACCTAATTGAACCCATGCACCTGCAACTTTCGTCCAATAAGATAATGCTGCGGATGCAGTCTGGAATACTACTGCAAAGTCACCATTTACGCCGTCTGCAAGAGTAGGTGTGTTAGTTGTACCAGTTGCAAAATCGTATACAAACTTAGGAGTTACTGTTGTCCAGATTTCGTTCGGGAAAGTTCCTGAACGAGTGAACAATCCATACTTGGATCCACTCGATGATTGGTCAAACCAGTATGTTCCAATTGTTGCAGGACTTGTAGGTTCGATCGGAGTTGCTTCTAATTGTGCTGTATCCACATCTGCGCGAACTACACGGCACAAATTAGAAATACCTAAATACGAATAAGATGCCAGTAGACCGTATTCATTCAATGGATAACCATTAAGTGAAGTACCACTAACAGAATAAAATATTGGATCGCCGAATGTAGACACTAAATCTCGCTGAGAAGTAATAGACCATACTTTTCCAGCATTGGATTTAAGTGTACCTTGTGCTATTCCAGTTCCTGTTGGATCTGATTTGTCTTGTTGTGTCGCTATAAAAATAAGCGGAACAGTACCTGGACCTGCACCAACATTGATGCTCTGATCTATTACCGAAATACTTACGCCTGGGGAAACTAAAACTGCCATAATTTAACTCCTATGAAGATGAATACTTCTTGTTGCTAGTATTTATCAATAAGGGTCCTAAACATATAGCAAACAAAGTATCAATATTATCTTATTTTAGATAATATATCGGATACCTGCATACTAAGCGATTCCAGTGTGCTATCGTTATTTATGTCATAATCAATTTTTGAGCCAACCCACGCCCACTCGCTAAGATGTGCTGTGGAATATGTCTTTGTCATTATATCCTTAGCAATAGAATTACCCTTATTTGCAAGAATAGCTGTTTCAAACCATACCGGAGCCGGGCCACGATTTACACGTATCAATATACCACCCTGATCCTGAATGAATTTTATTTCATTGGGAAATCTAACATCGCTAATAACAACATCCTGATCTGGATTTTTACGAATTCTATTTCTTAAAGTTAAAAACCATAAATCTTGATGGAAATTATTTCGTAAAACATCTGTACCCATTATTTGCAGAGCATAACGTGGGCTAAAATTAGGAATACTAAGTTGTTCAGCCCACCACGGATCTACAATTTCACGCCATTCTCTAGATGCAGTCGTATCGCCTTCTAACATATTTCTTGGCCAATCGAACATCATTGCACATGCATCTTTTAAACTAGATGCAAAACTATCCTGTCTGAATCCGTGAGATTCGACAAGTGTAGAAGCTACTGTGCCTTTACCGCTGCCTATAAAACCAAGAATTCCAATAATTTTAGTCATCTTTTAATTTTCCTTTTTTCCATGATCCTGCCGGCTTTTTGCCTATATTTATTTCGTCAATACCGTTATTCCACCAAGTCTTACTCCATCTAATACGACCACGCTGCCAGCCTATACCTGGAGAATCTTTCGACCGAACAGTAATGGTTCCGTCATTCCACCATGGAGCTACCGCCGATTCTCGTTGCCGTTCTCGTCCTTCTGCCGAGTGGAATCCTAATTTTAAATCTCTGCATTTATTACCGGTTGCTATACGTTGTTCAATAGAAATCGAATAGATACCGGTTTGGTTCTTCCTGTTTGTTTCGGCTCCCTTACTGCTTGCTGCACTTTTATCAGGTGCCGACATAGCATGAAATCCTAATTTTAAATCTCTACATTTATTGCCTGACTTAACACCTATCAGATGTCTTTCGTCATTAGTTAAAATGAAATTTCCATTCGAATGTTTATTAAGGTAGTTAGACCATTTCATCGTCCACTTATTCACACGACGCTCCCAGCTAACTGCATCTTCTTTGGTATTAAATATTTTTCTAATCTCTATAGTAAAAGCTTCACGTCCGTGTAATTCGATAAGGTTTTTAACAGATTTAGATGAAGTGAAATACGAGACAAAAAGGTCACTGGGCTTACAATTTTTCGCAAACCTGACACCATAGTAATATTCTGATGTTATTTTATTAAAAACTCTGTAAGTGTACGGTATTGTCATATTAGTATTTATCTGTAACAACCTAAAAGGCCTACTATTTTAGTCATAAAAATCCCTAAGTTATTGCATGTAGTTATGCATAAATCGCTTAGGGAGTTACTTTTTTTGTTACGGAATTTGTTTCTTAATCTTATCTAATTCAGTAATGATATTATTTGCTTCTATTTTCAATTGATCTATGTCGATATCGGGATCAAAGTCGTAATCTAAGAATGATTTTATGGTATTTTCGAGTATTTCTATATCACCTAACAATAGTCTGTGTCGGGCCGCGCTACGAGACGTTGATAAGACAGTATGTGCATCTTCTATCAGGCTGAAGTCAATATCAAATTTAATTTTCATCTTTCTTAATTTAATAATAAGAAGATTTTCAGATATTATTTCATCTAACCTCATAGATGTGGTCTACCTAGATTAATCCATTCTATAACATCGGGATTATCTTTTTTCATTTTTTCAATGTGACTGTCGACACGTCTCGATAGTTCTTCTACGAATGCAATCTGTTCTTCTATACTTGGCCGATTCTTCGGAGTATTTAATTCATTTAATTTTTTATTTTTCATTGTTATTATAATCCTCGTATAATTTTTCAATCGTTTTATCGCATCTTGCACATTTTCCATTATTCTCGTTGGCTAGTAACATCTGCAGATTTGTCCAATGACCAATTATTTCGGGAGGAACATTATTATCGAACCCCTCTTTTCTAGAATAGATATGATCTAAATGATATTCAAGCCCGCGTTCTAAACCATCTGGATTTATTCTGCTATATGAATAATACCAACTATCTTTGGTAAAATTTTCTACAGCTAACATATAAATTTCTAATGCAGATTTCTCTTCATC